GTATTGCAGGGCAATTTGACCGACCTATCCGTGCTTATGTGGTCAGCGGAGAAGTTATTTCAGGAGCAGAGCTTGACCGCAGACGCATACGAACCGCAACATTCGGATAATGAAACTGATTGAACTTATACTTGATGAAACGATGGCCCTCACGGGCATTGATGCCATCAGCCTCGTAGAGCATCCTGCCATTGAGGAGGACTTCATTGCACTCAACTCAAAACGCCTTGAGTTCGCTACGCAGAGCGAAGAGAAGCGCATCCTGATGGGAGCAGCACTCGTGCCAAACAAACCCATCTACCGAGTTAATGGTGAGGAGGAGTTTTACGTTTACTTTAGTGAGAACACCATCCGCAAGGCAAGTGAGATGTTCTTTCAAAAGGCCAAGCAGAACAACGCCACCCTTGAACACGAGGTAGGCATCAACGGCCTCACGGTGGTTGAGTCTTGGATAATCGAAGATGAGACCCACGACAAGAGCCGCAAGTACGGAATGGAGTTGCCTGTTGGCACGTGGATGGTTTCTATGAAGGTCAACAATCCTGAGATATGGGATGGCTTCGTAAAGACAGGCAAGGTCAAGGGCTTTAGCATTGAGGGATACTTCGTAGACAAGATGAATTTTGCCAAGCAAGAGATGGAAGTCCTTGAAGAGCAAGAGGCGGCTTTACTGCTATCGCAAATCGTAGCTATCATCAAGCGTGATGGACGCAAGAAGTCGGGCAAGCGTATGGAGCTTGAGTCCTACTCGGACTACCCTGAAGCGGTACGCAACAACGCCAAGCGAGGCATTGAGCTTAACGAGAGCAACGGCAACAAGTGTGCTACGCCTGTTGGCAAGGTGCGTGCGCAGCAGTTGGCACAAGGCAAGCCCGTGAGCGTTGAGACAATCACTCGGATGTACTCGTACCTATCAAGAGCCGAAGAATACTACGATGAGAGCGATACCAAAGCCTGTGGCACTATCTCGTACCTGCTATGGGGAGGGTTGGCTGCAAAGCGTTGGGCAGAGAGCAAACTTAAAGAACTTGGCAAATTATGATGCGTCCACAAAAACTACCTGTGGCCTCACCAAGAGGCGGTAACAGGGGATGCCTCTGCAAGGACAATACCTACTCACGCAAATGTTGTGATGGGTCGCTGCAAGCGCAGGGTATCGGTTCACTTGTAGGTCAAGGCATCAGCGTCAAGATACGAGGCGAAGAATGGCAGACCATTAATACCCGATGGGAAGCCACAAACACCTTGTGGCAGGACTTATAAAAATGTTACAATTAACCAACCCCTTTTTATTTAGTTAGATATGAAAGCAAATTCTATTCTGAACCGCATCCTTGCCGAACTCTCATCCATCCGTGAGGTGAAGTTCGAGCAAATGACCCTTGAGAACGGAGCCGTTCTTGAGGCTGAAGTATTTGAAGCAGGAAACGAGGTATTTGTCGTAAGTGGCGAAGACCGTGTACCTGCTCCTGTTGGTGAGCATCTTCTTTCTGATGGCCGTGTATTGGTCATTGCTGAAGAAGGTATCATCGCTGAAATTAAAGAGGCGTCTGAAGAAGTTGAAGTTGAGGTAGAGGTGGAACAACCTGAAGCCGAAGTTGAACTCGCAGAAGTCGAAGTAAAAGAAGAAGCTCCTGCCGTTGCAGCAATCGTAGAGAAAGTTCTCGAAGAGATTGCAATGATGCGTGAGGAGATGAAAGCAATGCGTGAGGAGATGGGCGGCTACGCCAAGAAAGAGGAGATGTCGGCTATCAAGGCTGAATTGTCTGCTGAACCTGCTGCGAAGCCCATCAAGCACAATCCCGAAACAAAGCAAGCCAACAAGGTTGAGTTCAAGCGTCCCGCAAAAACCCTTGACCGAGTCCTTGCACGTCTTAACAATTAAAATTCAAATTTAGAAAATGGCTACGGTTACTTCTATCACTACTAACTACGCAGGTCAATTTGCGAGTAAGTACATCTCTGCTGCTCTTTTGAGCGCAGACACGCTTGACAAGGGTCTCATCGAAATCCTTCCAAACGTAAACTTCAAAACCACTCTTCAAAAAGTTGCTACTGACGGAATCGTCAAGGACGCTACTTGTGATTTTGATGCCACTTCAACCTTGACCTTGACTGACCGAGTTCTTGAGGTTGAGCCATTCCAAGTAAACCTTCAGCTTTGCAAGAAGGACTACTACGATTCTTGGATTGGTGGTCAAATGGGCTTCTCTGCCTACGATAGCATCCCTGCTTCTTTTGCTGACTTCTTGATTGCTCACGTAGCTGCCAAGACTGCCCAAAAGATTGAGCAGAACATTTGGAACGGAAACGCTGCTTCAGCAGGTGAGTTCTCAGGTCTTATCTCTTTGATGACTGCTGACTCTGACGTTGTAGACGTAACTGCCACGACTGTGACTGCTTCTAACGTCATCACCGAGCTTGGCAAGGTAATGGACGCTATCCCTGCTGCCCTTTACGGCAAGGAGGACTTGACCATCTACGTTCCACAAAACGTGGCTAAGGCTTACGTTCGTGCGCTTGGCGGCTTCGGTACTTCAGGTCTTGGTGCTAATGGTCTTGACAACAAAGGCACTATGTGGTACGGCAACGGAGACTTGTTCTTTGATGGTGTTCGTGTTGCTATGGTCAACGGACTTCCTTCTAACAAGATGGTCGCTGCTCAAACTTCAAACCTTTTCTTCGGAACAGGACTGTTGAACGAGCGCAACGAAGTACGTGTCCTCGATATGGCCGACCTCGATGGCTCGGACAACATCCGTGTAATCCTGCGCTTCTTCGCAGGTGTTCAGTACGGAATCGGTTCAGACGTAGTTCTCTACTCTTAATCTGACCTAATGTAAATCAAGAGGGGGCTTGGGCATTGCCCTCGCCCTCTTTTTTTAATTCTAATAAAACAACAAACAATGGCGTGTGATATTACCTTAGGTCGTGCGATTCCCTGTAAAGACGTAGTCGGAGGAATCAAAAGTGTTATATTCGTCAATTACGATGCTTTGCGTCCCGTTGTGCTTACTGCTGATGATTCGATTGCGAGCATTAGCGGTACCGCTTCAGGCGGAAGCTTTTCGGGATTTGAATATGACGTAAAAGGCAATAGCTCATTCGAGCAAACCTTCAACTCAAGCCGTGAGAATGGTACTACCTTCTTCACTCAAACTTTGAACTTGACTTTAACCAAGTTGAGCAAAACTGACAACAAGCAATTGAAGCTTCTTGCTTACGGCCGTCCATACGCTTTCGTAACGGACTACAATGGCAATACATTTATGATGGGTCGCTTGAATGGTGCTGAAGTTACGGGCGGAACGATTGTAACGGGAGCTGCAATGGGTGACCTTTCAGGCTACACGCTTGTAATGGAAGGTCAAGAGGTTACTCCTGCTAACTTTTTGGATGGCTCAACGGCTACCAATCCATTTGCAGGAGTTAACGCATCTGCGGTAATCGTAACGGGTTCTAACTCTTAAATAATGAGGGGGGCGCAAGCCCCCTTATATTATGAGTACACTTAACAAAGTATTTGCAAAGTTCTCGGCCCAAGAGCCGATGAAGGTTGAGTTTAACGCCTTGAGTGACATCAAGGGTTACCAATCAACAATCCAATCAGCATCAGACAAAGCGAGCAATCAACTGAACGCTGCTATTGATGCTCTACGTGCTGCTCAAAAAGTAGCCGAAACTGCTGTTGCTGAAGCTCGCAAGGCTCAAGCAATGGCAAATTCACTTGGTGTTGATGAGGGTCAGTTTAACGGATGGGAGAAGCAGTTTGTTGCATCTCGTGATTCTTTTGATTCTGCTATTTCTGCAATTGCACGCATTCAAAACAATATCTAATGAGCAAACACATTTTCTCTAAAATCGCCAAGATTGGCGAGGAGGTACGTTCAGCAGAGGCCATCAAGGTTGAATTTGCAAATGAAAACATTAAATCTCTCATTGCAGGCTTGAAGGCTCAAAATGAGAATTTAGAAAAAGCACGTGACAATTCAGCAAAGTTATTGACCGACCTGACATTCAT